CCGATGAGCAAAACGAAGTGGATCAACCAACATCGCATAGCTCTTGCCTCCACCAGCCGCACCACCATACAAAACATCAGTCTCAGAAGCGGCAAGAAAGTCAGTTTGTGGGCCATCGTTGGGCCTAAAGATGACATTCTCTTCTGCGACAGTCCTTAACGCCTTGGGCAAACTAGCCGTTTCTGTTGTTATTTTACCCTCGGCTCTTGCCTCAGTTCCTTCTAGTTTCTGTAGTGTACTCTTAGAAGTGTCAAGCGACCTTTTATAGTTTTCAAGTTTGGTGCGTACCTGCGCTAACCGTTTTTCTTTCTTTCGTACAGCTTTCCTTGCTTCAATCTTGGCCTTGGTTTGGGAGTGGTAGTTGTAGCCTCGACCTGACGAACCTTTGGGTCTGCCAGTTTTTTTACGAGGTGTTCCATCCTTTTTGAGTATAAAATCCCCGTTGCTGTCTCGCATATACGCATCTGGATTACTCTCCCAATCATTCATACTTAGAAACTATTTTATTTAATCCTGTGTGTGAGATTGGGCGTCCCGTATCGTACTCAAGCCATGTGGCTCCTTCTCGCAACGAGATAACCTTATTCTTAACTAAGGGTACTATTTTGTTGAGGGCTTTAAGTTCGTCCTCAATCTCTTCTAAATGTACCCCATCCTCCATCAGCTTATAGCCAAATGGGATGGTACTACTACTACGCCTCTTCATATTGACCTTCTATAACTACTTCTTGTTTAGCTGGTAGTATAAAAAGTCCGTTAGAAGTTTGCAAGCTTACGTCTAGTTTGTCTGTCTTAGCTAGTCCTACGCGGTCTAGGAGCGTCTGAGCGGCCTGTAGACGGACGTTAGCTTGGGGTATGGGCTGTTCACTCTCCATAACCTCAACAAGCTTAAGGGCGGCTTTCGGGGCACTCTGAGCCAATATACTCTCGGCTAGTTCAATTATTTCTTTTTTAAGGGATTTAACTACGGATGTATATGAGCCTTCTGCGTACCCCGCAAGCTCTGCCGCTTTTTTAGCATCACCATTACAAGACATTAGGTTGTCAAGGAATGATTGTTGTTTTATAGTTAATTCTTTATTCATAACTATACATTATATACCTGATATTAAAAACTGTCAAGTAGTATATACATTGTTTTTTGGTAATAGTTGGCAAAAGTCTTGACAAAATTCATTTTCATGTATATAATAGATTATGTAGCCCACCGGGTACATATATATCCTTAACGTACCTAGTACCCACAGAGCCTTTCCAAGCCCCTTTAAAGCTCTTTGAAGTGGGGCCACAATCTGGTTGACATTCAAAGTCTGTTAAAATGTTTGAGAATGAGTATATATATGGGGGGTGGGGCATGGCCTCCTGCCTACCCCATTCAACGCGTGAATGATCTCAGAAGATTCATTAGTCCCGTGAATGCCAACCTAAAAGAATATAAAAATAACCAAAAGCTATAAAGATTTTAAAGTCTCCGCGCCTATTTATAAACTAAATAGATTTTGAAAGTCTATCAGTCTCGTGAATACTGGTTCACAGTCTCTAGAGATCTTCAAAGATCTATCAAAATATTTTGATAACTCTAAAAGCTTTAAAAATTCAAAAGCTTATAAAATTAAAGCATAGGCCTATACAGTCTCTTTTACCTGTTTAATTGGTCAAAATTTAACCAATGACAGCCTATCAGAGCGCGTCAATCGCTCCACATTGGCCGATTTATTTTTAAGGGCCATACCCTTACTTTTAAAACCGTTTTGCTGTGGCGCTCTCTGAAGGCCTCACAGCGTCTAGATGATCAAAAAATAACCACCAAAAACCCCGATTTTCAGATTGGCACACTTTTTGCTAATGCAAATACCATGCCAAAAGACCTAAAAAATATTTTCTTTTTTTGTTAAAAATACCTTTACTTTTATATTGGGGGCGTTCAATATCGCTCATGTGGTATCCCATTAATTGATAAAGGAAGATTTGAAATGACTACTTTACTTGCTAACTTCGATCGTGAAACCGGCTTCGCTCTTATAGACGCTATAAGGAAAGTCAATCAAGACACGCGGAAAGTCTCGGCGGCTGAGCAAGAATTTTTGCGAAAAGGCCTTGCGGCTTGGACTAATGAAAAAACGTCGCGTGATGCTGAGGCCATTTTGGTGGAATATTGGAACAACAGCATTGCGGAAGATGAAGACGGGCCAGCGCGTACTGAGGCGCAGATTCGCGTTGCGTTTCATCGGGCCTCTGAGTCTATTCATGAAGCGACAAACGGTCGCGCGGTGATAGTGCAAGATGACCGGCTTGCGCTCGCTAAAACGCGCAAACGTGCTACGCCGTTCGAGAAGGCCGTCAAAACCATTAAGAAAGATAAGACGCTGACCGACGCGCAGACAAAGGCCATCACAAAGGCCTTGCTCGAAGCTTACAAAATGGTGAAGGGAGCGTAATGCTCCCCTTTTTTCTTATAGAGTCTATAAGGGGATTTTGTCATGCAAAAGGCTGACCGTGTTTATATCGAGCGCAAAATGCGAGCGCGTAGCGTAAAGCTTCACAAGCCGGTTCAGGCCTCGCAGTCAAAACGTGTTGGGGGTAGACTCAAGCGCGTTCGCATTGAGTTTGTAGACCCTGATATTTTTCTGTCGGGCTTGTGGGATTAAGGCTTATAGATTCTATAAGGAGTCAAAATGAAAAATAATCCTGTCGCTAAATATGCGCGACGTATAAACCGCCACGCTGTACACCGTAACCGAAAAAAAGATTCGCGCCGTGTTCGCGGTGTCAAGCATAAAGGGAAAAGCTTATAGATTCTATAAGAATTAAAAATATTTAAGTATGCTCACCGTCTGGCGATGCTTGCTGTAGACTCCTCTGGGATTAAGCGGAGCCGGTAGTCTGTAAAACTACGTTGAGGGGTAGCAGGATTGATCCCCTGTCTATCTGGAGAGCGGTGGGCATTCTTAAGTATTTTGGGCTTATAGATTCTATAAGAGCTTATAGATTCTATAAGAAATTTGTGGGAGCTTCGGCTCCTTTTTTTGTGGAGAAAATTTATGACTAGAGCAGAAGCGCAGTACCGCGAGAACCGCTTGCTTATTGTTGCAAGCTGTTACATTGTCACCATTATCGCTGGGGTTATTCTGGCGTTATAGAATCTATAAGGAGATTCAAAATGTATGAAGATGAAATAGTTTTAGAAGCTGATGATTCTGTCGAGCGATATGATGACATTGATGCCGAATCACCGCTTGACTTTAATTAAAAGTAAATATAGTATCTCAAGTGGCTTATAGATTCTATAAGCTTTTTTCGTGTAGTAAAACCAACTAGGAGACATAAAATGTCTAATGTACTTTCGATGTTCCAAAGACCTACGCCTTCAGTTTTTAACTCAGGCTATGGTGATGCTGACTTTGATGTAGCTTCAGTCCCTCTGATGTATTTCAATGAGGCAGGCGAGTGGCATCATTCTTCAAAGGTTGCAGTAGTCCGTACCGATACTATGCAAGAGCTAGGTGTGCATGGTCAAAACTACAAACCCGTTGCACCTAAAGAACTTATCCAAGCCCAGCGCGATATCATCATGCGTAGTGACTTGGAAACGGGTGGGCTGACTGAGAATATCACCACGGCCTATCATGGTGCGGCTACGTTTGTGAAGTATCGCTTGCCTGAGCATACTTACACTACACCTGACGGTGACACGGCCTGCCTGACTCTGCTGGGTGTAACATCGCTCAACAGTTCATTTGCTTTTATTATGTCGGCAGGCGCACATCAGTCGGCCTGCTTCAATGGGCAGGTGTTTATCAGTGGCGCGGCGGCATTGTTTAAGGCCCGTCACACCAAGAACCTTGATATCAAAGCGGCGGCTAGGTCTATCACCAAATCTCTAGAGGTTTTCCAGACTGAGCAGGAGCTGTGGGCCGAGATGTATCGGACTGAGGTTACAGCCAAGCAAGCTATGTTTATTTTTGCAGAGGCGGCTGGGTGTCTTGATCTGGTGCGTACCATTGTGGCTGAGTGTGGCGTGTCATGGTCAGCAGTCTTTGACCAGCTTCCACGGCTCAATAGCTCGCTGACCTACCTTGCGAACGCTTGGAACCAATACTCAGACAAGATGGGCCGCAATCAATGGGCTGTCTACAATACTCTAACGGATTGGTCTACTCATGCTCCAGCCGCTACAAAAAAGACTCAGGCTAACATCGCCTCAGTTAATCACAAGCGCCAAGAAATTGTTCGCAACGTGTGCAACTCTGATGTATTCCGTATCGCGGCCTGATCGTGTTGATATTGAATCTCTGGTTCAGTTTCATATTTATCTCAAACCTAATCCAGATTACAGTGGACTAGCGCAAGAGTTAAAAGAGTTACATTTTTCTGAGTCAGAGATCTTTAACGTCCTTCACAAAGTGCGTGAAGGTTATTACTAATCAAGGCCCTTCGGGGCCTTTTCTTTTGCTTATAGATTCTATAAGGAGTTTGTATGTATTATGTAGCATCTCGCAGTCAACGTGCCAACGATATGATTATCTGGCGACACATCAAAAGATTAAAGTCTTTCAAGGCTACTGATGGCGTTGAATATATCGTGGCTAAAAGTAAAAAAGAAATGCACACATCACTGCCAATCTATATTGGTGTAGGTGACAAGCTTGTGAGAACTGGTTGCTATGAAATCAATTGGCTTGATGCCTTCTTTCGATAGGAGATAGTTATGCGTACTTCAAAAAAAGATAAAGCTATTTTAGCTAGTCTACTAACGGATGTTATATCTTGTCACCGCCTTCGGCTGGACGGTATAGAAATAGAAAAGCTTGTGGAGCTTATTGCTATTTACTGTCACGTTAAGCCCGAAACAATTGAAGGCTGGGAGCATATAACATTTGATCCTGTCGAGTGTTGTTGTACAAAATACAAAAGGAGTACAGCCGATGTTGTTCAACAATGAGTGTCATCACCCAGAAGAAAACTATTTGTTTTCTATGGAGATTGAGGGTGAGAACTATGACGTTTGGGTAGTGCAGAAAGATGACCAAAAGTTTTACAAAGGGCACTATGAATTTTGTCTGCGCTATGGTAATCGTGACGATGAATACAGAAGTAGTTGGGATTGTGCGTGGATTGAGCGTAGCATTTCGCATCACTCTAAATTTGCTTACGACTTTCCGGGGTCTGGCATTGCGCGTTCACAATTAATTGAGTTTAAAAGACGTTTGCAGGATGCAGGCTTCTGGGATCTGGAATGGAATTTAGATAGTGAAATCAGAGACTTGCGGGTGGATGTTGAGGAATATAATAACTCGCCACGTTTCAAAATTGTTTAGCTTATAGATTCTATAAGGAGTTTATTATGTATAAGATTCATGCAAAAGCTGTGCAAGATTACTCTAAATTATCTAGCGATAATCTTGCTGATGTAATCCTGATGGTAGTACTAAGTATTCAACAGCCTTGGTACAGCGTGGGCGAACAGCTAAAAGATGTGAAGAAACTTGGGCGCGACTCTAGATTTATTTGGGGTAATAAGATCAAGTGTTTTGACTCGCTACAGTCCAAGAAAGATTTTATTTATTCACAGTATCTGGCAGTCCTCAACTCATCTAAGACTGATGATGACAAAGCACTATCTCTTATGAACGTGTTCCTTCAGATCGACGGGCTTGGTCTAGCCAAGGCTGGCTTTGTCTGCCAGCTAACGGCGGGGCTAGTCGGTTGCATTGATGTGCATAACATTCGTATGTACAATATACCCAAAAAAGATTTGTCCTTCTCTAAGTCTATCAAGTCTAAGGCATTGAAGAATAAAAAGATTTCTTCTTATGTGTCGGTCTGTCATAACATTGGCACAGAGAATTTATGGGATACTTGGTGCAGTTTTCTGGCTACCAAGTCTAAGAAATTTGAAGATGGTTTTCATGTATCAAAAGTACATTATGACTTTCTTCAAAACGCTGTAGCTAACTAATGATCGGAGAGAAAGATGAGTACAAAATTTATTTGTTGTTTGACAGATGCTGTCCCAAAGGTTGTGGAGTTACCCGCATCCCTTGAGGAGCTTGATGATTGGCAGAAAGGTCGCAAGGATATTGGGGTAGCAATGCCCCAGCTTTCGCCTGCGGAAATGGACTTTTTAATTTATGGTATTTTTTCTAGTGGATTAAAGGAGATTACAAATGAATAGACTAGAAGATCTTAAATTCTGGCGGCAGTTCTTCCGCGATCAGAAGGCCGAACACCTTAGATCTTATAGACGCTATAAGAAAAGTTTAGGTGAAGATGATGGCTTGACTATGTTCATGAAAGGTTTTTCCTCTGGACACACCTCTGTAATTTCTGTGCTTGGTAGTCTTATTGCAAAAGAGGAGGCTCAAGATTATGGGAACAGCTAGTATGTATGGTAATCAAGTCATGGAGGCAGAACTCGACTGCCCTTGGATGACTCTAGACGTTAAAGTTACTTATATAAATCATGGTGAGGAGGGTTTAGCTGAACTCGTTTCAGTAGAAGCCTATGGAATTGATATTACTAACTGGATTAATATTGATTACATATACGATCTTATTGCTGATGACA